TTTGTATACTGTTTGAATATGAACATTTAATTGTTCTGCAATTTCCCCTGGCAGATATTTTTTATATAATTCTTCTAATTCTTTTTTATTTTCTAATACCTGTATATTTTTTTCAGGAAACTTGTTAACCCAGAACCCGTTGATCCTTTTTTGTCTAAAAGTTTCTTTTATTTTATTAGAATTGTTATAATTAGGATTAGAATATTTTTTTGTTTTTGTGTCTTTTACTTGTTGGTTAATTTTATCCACTTTATCAATATTCGAATAGACGCCTTTATGCAAGTTCTTAGAATGTTCCAATTGTCCAGTATTGGCGATTCCATATTTTGTTAAATTAGTGTTTATTCGCTTTTCTAAAATTTGTTCTTTTTGCTGTTCAGTGTATTGAGATTTAGCACTAGAAACTTTGCATGACACTGATTTTTTAGCACACAAACACTGGTTAGCTTTTCCACAAAATTTATATCCCTCTGATATAGATTTAAATTTCTTTTGATTTCCATTTTCGCAAATAATAGAATCCGTGTATAATGAATTGTATATTTTTTCAGATATAGTTACGCCAAACTGTTGAGATACCCAATCATATAGCTCTTGATCAGACTTTACCGCTTGGCTTATTTTTTTAGGATTGGTAACTTCTGTTAATTTTAGTAATTTAGCTTTCATGTAGATATTTATACATTAGAGCCAGTGAATAGTAAAATATTCGTCACCCAAACAAAAAGGGCCGCAAGGCCCTTTTTGAAACGTAGTAAAACGTTTGATTAGGTAAAGGACACCTTGGTATTATCAATAGAAACAGTACCGAGGTAGTCTGCAGCGTTACCTAGCGACGACGCAGTGTTAGTTAACTCAACATAACCATATCTGGTCATAAAGCTAACTACTGGCTCGAATGTGCTAGGATCTAACACAACACCGCTGCTCATCAATGGAATATATGGACAGTAGAATGCTGCTGCATCAGACTCGCTAGAACCCTTGTAACCAATTAGCACAGTATCTGTGTCATTGTTTAGTTCTGCATAGGTGTTTACATAAACCTTCATTGCACCATTCAATGTACCAACCATCTTAGTATTGGTCGGAGCTTCGAATGTACCTTCTGTAGTACGAGCAAACGCACTAGTGGTTGCACTCTGTAGGATTGTTAATGCTGTTGGGCTAACAACTGCCCAGTTACCAGCACCACGACGTGTACGCTGAGCGATTGTGTTAGCAACACGGTTGATAGCAACTGCTAGAGCAGCATGCTCATCACCAACGAATGTAGCAACACCAGACACTTCTGTCTGGACGAAGTTGATGTTGTTCTGTGTACCAGCTAGGGTCTTTAGCGAACGTAGAACTTCTTGATCGATTTCAGCAGTAATTTCTTGTGCTAAAGCAGCCATGATTTCTGCTTCGATGTCAATGCCTTGTTGGGCTTGTGCATCTTGAGCAGCTTCGAAAGTCCAGCGTGCGCTTAACTTACGTGTCTTTGCTTCAACAGTTTGCTTCAAGATTTGGATGCTTAGTTTGTTACCAGCAACGCCTTCCTTGGCAGCAGTTGCATCTGCCTTGCCGTTGACGTTACCGGAGTAACCTTCAGCAATCTTGAACGGGCTTAGTGCCTCTTCACCGGCTGTGGTAGCGCCACCTGTAGTACCTGCAAATGTGTCGCTGTAGCGAACACGCAGAGTGTGGATCTGACCAACTGGGCCTGTCATAGGCTGTACACCAACTAGTTCATTAGCAATGACAGTTGGCATTACACGTCTGATCACTGGAAGGATCACACGATTTAGGGTTGCAACGTTACCGGCGGATGTGGCACCAGCAGTAGCACTCTCTGCCAAATACTTGCGAGTATTTTCTAGAGTAGTTGCCATAACTGAGCGCTTAGTACCTTGGAGGCCTTCTAATAGTGCCTCTTTGGTTTCCGACCAGCGTGACTCGAGTAGTTGTGACATTATAGTTCTCCTTAAACTTTTAGTCCCGCAAGCCTGCGGATGTCAAATATCTCAGCGGTTTTTTCGTCTCCGCCGACTTGATGTGCCTGTTTATTGCCTGTGACTTCTTTGCCTTCAGTAAGTGCTTTCTTCGCTGGTGTACCGGAACCGTTCATCACTGATGGTAGGTACTTGTCGAAAGCTGCACGTAGCTTTTCAGTTCGAACTGATTCTAGTAGCTCGCCCATTACTGTGCGCTTGTCTCCACTAAGAGGACCTAGCAATTCGCTCATAACTTCCTTGCGTTGGGCTTGTTCTTGTAGAATACGTAGCTCACGATCTCTGCTTTCTACTAGTTTTTGTGCATCTGCAACAATTCTTGCTGCTTCTTCTAGCTCTGCATTTTTTAATGCCACTGCTTTTAAAAGTTTAGCCGTCTCTGATTTCTCATTAAGATGGCTAACGGCATATTCGCTAGCAAAACTTTCAAAAATCCTGCGACCAAAGTCATTCCTGCGAGCGGCTTCAATGTCTTCACGTAGCTGTGTCATCTCAGACGTCAGTCCTTTAGAGACTGTTTCTTCGATGAGTCTAGCGGAGCGTGCTACGAATTCCTTCTTGACAGATTCAAACTTAGCCTTGCTCTCACGAACTAGGCGAACCTTGGTTTCAGCAAGGTCCTTCTTGTCTGCGTGGAATTCTGCGATTTCTTTCGCTAGTGCATCCACGATAAAGGATTCTAATTTTGCGACATTTTCTGCTACTGACTTGCGATCTTCGTGTAACTCAGCCAATTCCTTCTGAAGATTTTGAAAAACAAAAGACTCCATAGCTTTGGAGTCATTTTTCATCTTCTTATGGTACTTGGCACGGGCTTCAATCAAACCTTGACGGTCTTCTGCTAGTTCTCCTAGTTCAGACTGTAGACGATCTGATAACATTACTTCAACAGCTTCCACCATTGCAGACTTGTCATGCTCGTATTTTTGAGCGAACTCTTCACGTAGTTCAGCGGTGACTTGATCTCGGCTCTCTTGAATTCTGCTTTGCCAAGCTGTTTCAATTTCCGATTTCATTTCTTCGGAAATCACATTGTTTTCAAACAACTGTTTTACAAAATCTAACATGTGATTCTCCTCGTTATTTGAGTCCCCTGATGATCTTCACCAGTGACTCTGTTATATACTTCTGTGCCTGTGGGTCGCCTTTAACTTCTTGTGCTACTTTAAATGCCTTGTATCCACCTACATTATTCATTAAGTGCTCGTAAACCGGAGTCGGATACGCTCCTGGGGCGCTTGGTTGCGCAACAACGTCAACAGTGATAATTTCAAATCCCTGTACATTGCCGTCGTTGTCAACCTCACCACTGCCTCTAGAGCTAACTCCTAGTTTTACTCCTGACGTTAGCATGGTTTCGATTAGTTGACCCATTGGTGTCGGGAGCAATTTAAGTTTTCCGTAGCCGTTAGGACCATCCATCCACATCTTGGTAATCATATGACTAACACGATCTAGATTGATTTTTAAATCCTGTGGGTGATCAACTTCTCCTAGGACTGAGTATCCGCCAGAGATCTGTTCGTTGAGCGTCTTGACAGCCCTGCCAATCTCTTGAGAAGAATAAACACGTTGATTTGCATTCCGGATATCTCCTTGAATGCAAATCCCGTTTAAATGCAGACTTTTCTTGCCGTCTACACTTTCATCTCGCTCCAAGACAATCTTAGCCTGGTCAAAACTCAAATGTTCGCTAAGGTAGTTTTTCACTATTGTGTCCTATTACCTACGACCACGGAAAAGGCTTTGCTTGCTATCAGCTTGTTCAGCGGCGCCTTTCTTTTCAGCACCATGCCCTGGTTCTTTCTTAGTAAAAGACTTTCCAGCTTTTCCACCCGGGACATTGATATTACCAGCGTTATCTTCTTTTGGATTCTGATCATTTAGAGCAGAACCTTTAATTTTGCTACCTGCGCCAACTTCACCGTCGTTAGCTGTGTCACCGCGTAGGATGTTAGCAGTTGTACCGCCCATGTCATTCTTACCAGCTACGATAGATTTAGTGTTAACACCGTTGTCGCCCATTTTAGCGTTAGGTACTTTTTCAACATATTCGCGGACAGTTTCTAGATCAAAACTATCTTTCATTTCGTCGTCTTCATCATCTTCATCTTCTTCGTCACCGAATTCAGAGTCGTCATCGCCCATGTCGTCGTCTTTGAGTTCGTCAAATTTAGCTTGTAGTTCATCAACAATAGATGCTAAGTTTTGAAATAGTTCTTCTTCAGATGTCTCGCCCATGTCATCTTCGTCGTCCATGTCATCCATGTCGGCGTCGAGATCACTTTCTAAGTCATCAGTTGGGTCTCCCCCCATCATATCATCGTCGTTAGCTTCAAACGAAATATCATCAAACCCTTCTTCAACTTCCTCGTCATCCTCGTCCTCGTCGTCCTTCATTTCTGCTTCAATAAGGCCTTCGTAGATTTCACGAGACTTTGCAACTACATATCCGTGGAATAATTCTTCAGCTTTTTGCTGTTCTCCATTTACCAGACTTTCTAGCATCTGGCTTAGTGTATTCTTGTCTGCCATGTTTTGTTCTCCTTCAAGA